AGAAAAGTTAATCGATAATTTTCATAAAAATAGATTTAATATTTGTAAGATGCCTCGTCAGACAGGTAAGTCTACTACTTGTGTTTCGTATTTGTTACATTATGCTGTTTTTAATGACAATGTTAATATAGCTATTTTGGCAAACAAAGCATCTACGGCACAAGATCTTCTTGGTAGATTACAACTTGCGTATGAAAATTTGCCAAAATGGATGCAGCAAGGAATTTTATCTTGGAATAAACGATCTTTAGAATTGGAAAATGGCTCCAAAATTTCAGCTAACTCTACTTCTTCATCTGCTGTCCGAGGCGGATCCTATAATGTCATCTTTCTTGACGAATTCGCTTTCATCCCAAATCACATTGCTGATCAATTCTTTGCCTCTGTTTATCCTACTATTTCTTCTGGACAGAGCACAAAGGTAATTATTGTATCCACACCACGCGGTATGAACCATTTCTACCGCATGTGGCATGACTCTGAACGGGGCAAGAATGAATATGTCCCCACTGATGTACATTGGTCTGAAGTGCCTGGTAGAGACTTCAAATGGAAGGAGCAAACAATCGCCAACACATCAGAGCAGCAATTTAAAGTTGAGTTTGAATGCGAATTCTTAGGATCTGTTGATACTTTGATTAATGTATCTAAATTGAGATCTTTAGTTTTTGATGACCCATTGACAAAAAATGCCGGTCTTGATGTTTACGAAGAAGCAGTAGAAGACAAAAATTACATGATAACTGTGGATGTTGCTAGAGGTGTAGAAAAAGATTATTCTGCTTTTATTGTATTTGATATTACAACATTTCCATATAAGGTTGTAGCAAAGTATAGAAATAATGAAGTTAAACCAATGCTTTTCCCAAGCATTATTGCACAAGTTGCAAAAGCGTATAATAAGTCATTTGTTTTAATTGAGGTCAATGATATTGGAGATCAAGTTGCAAGTATTCTTCATTTTGATTTGGAATACGATAATATTTTAATGTGTTCAATGAGGGGTCGTGCTGGACAAATAGTAGGACAAGGGTTTTCTGGAAAGAAATCTCAACTTGGAGTAAAAATGTCTAAAACGGTAAAGAAGGTTGGATGTTTAAATCTCAAGACCATTATAGAGGATGATAAGTTAATTGTCAAAGATTATGAAATTATTAGTGAGTTGACAACCTTCATTCAAAAAAACCAATCCTTTGAAGCAGAAGAAGGATGCAATGATGACTTAGCAATGTGCTTGGTCATATTTGCCTGGTTGGTTGCCCAAGACTATTTTAAAGAGATGACGGACAATGATGTTCGAAAAAGAATTTATGAAGAACAAAAAAACCAAATCGAACAAGATATGGCACCTTTTGGATTTATTTCTGATGGTGTTACTGACGATGTTTCTTTTGTAGATTCTGATGGCGATCGTTGGTATGTAGATGAATATGGAGATCGCTCTTATATGTGGGAATACAGATAAATGGATGTAGGAGACTACTTTTCTTTAGAGCACTTGCTATTTAAAGAGAGGAAATGTAGATTCTGTGGGCAAACAAAAGAATTGATAGATGGATTTTACTTAATTAGAAAAGGAAGAGGGAATCTACCATCATCATATTCATATGAGTGTAAATTATGCACTATATCTAGAATTACAAAAAATAGAAAAAAAACTAAACTACCAGTTGAGTGGCAGTACCCAGACTGGTAAATGTTCATGCATGGTTTCCCCGATTCAAGGTTAGCAATTTATAAATATTTCTAGACAAACAAAATGAAACTTCTTTAGAGGGAAAGACATGTCGCTAAACTTAGTATCACCTGGCGTCAAGGTAAGAGAAGTTGATTTAACTATTGGCAGAATTGACGGAATTAATGATCAAATAGGCGCAATCGCTGGACCATTTGAGAAGGGTCCTGTAGATGTTCCAATCCTAGTTCAAACAGAACAAGATCTTCTCAGAACATTCGGAAGACCAATTTCAACAGACTCTCAATATGAGTATTGGATGAGTGCATCATCCTATCTTTCTTATGGTGGAATTTTAAGAGTTGTAAGAAGCGACAGCTCAACACTAAACAACGCAAATTCTGCTGTTAGTGGTGAATCTGTCACTCTCAAAATCAAATCATTTGACGATTATACAAACAGCTATCAGTCTTCAACTGGTTGGAGATTTGCTGCAAAAAATCCAGGCAAATGGGCAAACAATCTTAAAGTTTGTGTAATCGATGCTTTTGCAGATCAAATTATTTCTGGAGTTAACACCTCCTTAGTTTCAGTCGGATTTGGAATAACTCAATCAATTTCAAATAGAATTTTAGTTGGTTCTGGTTCAACATCTTCTCTTGACGGATATTTGAGAGGAGTAATTACTGGTGTTGGCAACAGTGAAGTCTATGTAAAAGTTACTGAAAGAGTTTCTGCTGCAGGGACAGCATATGATGTAGGATACACTGAAGGCGGTACATATTCATTCCTTGCTCCACAAGTTACAACTGTTGCTACAGTTGTTGGAGTAGCAACAACCTCAGGAATACTTGATACTGCATTTGATATTTCGATTGCAGGTATTGTTACCACTGGCATTCAACTTGGAGATATTGTAGCTGGAACAAATGTTTCTGCAGGAACAACTGTTGTTTCTATTGGTGCTAGCACAATTACCGTTGATAAAGTAATAACCGCTGGTATTGGTACATTCGATTTCTCGTTTACAAGAAATAGTACAACTGTTACCACAATAAACAAAATCGATGCAGTTACAATTGCTGGAATCTTAACTGATACATTTAGTTCTTCTGCAGTTTCAACCAAAGATTGGTACAATGAGCAAACTCTAGGATTAACAAATAGTATAGTTTACTGGAAATCTATTGCAGAAAAACCAGGAACTTCCGAATTTGCTGCACAAAGAAATGCTAAGAATGATGAAATTCATGTGGTTGTTGTTGATGATTCTGGAACTGTAAGTGGAATTGCTGGAAATATTCTTGAGAAGCATATAAATCTTTCCAAAGCATTCGATGGCAAAGTTTCTCCATCAGAAGCAGTTTACTACAAGGATTATATTGCAAATGGTTCAGAATACATTTTTGCTGGACACCCAGAAAATGGAAACGCTTCAGACAGCAATGCTGGGGCAGGTAATGCATTTACATTAACTTCAACATCTAACTGGGGAACAAATTCTCAAGGAGTAAGTTTCTCGGTAGCAGGCAACAAAATCTATACCCTAAGTGGTGGACAAAACTACAGTGGTTCTGGCGGAATGTCAGTTAATCTTACTGACATTGTGAGTTCTTACGAATTGCTGAAGAATCAATCAGAATATTCCATCAATTATTTAATTTGTGGACCTTCTGGAGGAAATTCAATTTTTGAATCTCAAGCAAAAGCAAACAAACTTATCGAAATTGCAGAACTAAGAAAAGATTGCATCGCTTGCATTTCTCCACATAGAGGTGGAGTTGTTAATGTATCAAATAGTGATACTCAGACTTCAAACATTATCAGCTTCTTTGATTCTCTAACCTCTTCATCTTATGCTGTATTTGATTCGGGTTATAAGTACGCATTCGATAGATTTAACAATCAATTTAGATATGTTCCATGTAACGCTGATGTTGCTGGACTGATGGCAAGAACTTCTATTACTCAATATGCATGGTTCTCACCAGCTGGTGCAAGTAGAGGTTCTATCAATGGTGCTGTAAAACTTGCTTACACTCCCAATCAAGCACAAAGAGATCTGCTTTATCCAAAGAGAATCAATCCAATCATTGTTTCTCCTGGAGCAGGAATCATCCTATTTGGTGACAAAACTGCACTTTCATATGCTTCTGCCTTTGATAGAATCAATGTTCGTCGTCTATTCCTGACCATTGAATCAACAATTGAAAGAGCAGCAAGATCACAACTCTTTGAGTTCAATGATGTCATTACAAGATCCAACTTCATTAGTATTGTTGAACCATATCTCCGTGATGTAAAGGCAAAGAGAGGAATTACTGATTTTGTCGTTATCTGCGATGAAACAAACAACACTCCCGATGTTATTGATTCAAATCAGTTTAGAGCTGATATCTTCGTAAAACCTGCAAGATCAATCAACTTTATCGGACTTACTTTTGTTGCTACTCGCACTGGGGTAAGTTTTGAAGAAGTCGTTGGAAACGTTTAATTTACTAGAGGAAAAAGTCAATGCCTAATCTAAACATTCCAAATACAAAAGATAGAACCCTTGATGCATTCAAGGGTAGAATGGTCGGGGGTGGTGCTAGACCTAATTTATTTGAGTGTGAATTATATTTCCCTACGGATGCAATCCCAACACAAAGCTCTCCAGATGATCTATCTGATAGAACTAGATTCCTAGTAAAGGCAGCAAATCTTCCAGCATCAAACCTAGGAATTATCGATATTCCTTTTAGAGGAAGAAGTCTAAAGGTTGCTGGAGACAGAACCTTTGATCCTTGGACAGTAACAATTATCAATGATGTAGATTTTACAATTAGAACTGCATTTGAAAGATGGATGAACCTCATCAACAAGCATGAAGATAACGCAGGAAGAACCAATCCAGTTGATTACCAGCAAGATGTATATGTGAGACAACTAGGAAGATCTGCAGTAAATGGAACTACTCCTACTAGTGCAGCAAAGATTCCTGTTCTAAAGCAATACAAATTCTACGGTGTTTTCCCAACTCTCGTTTCAGACATTCCACTATCTTATGACACAGCTGACACAATTGAAGAATTCACTGTAGACCTACAAGTACAGTGGTGGGATGCTTTAGATCCTTCTGGTTCAACCCAACTTGGCACTGGTTCATAAATAGTAGAAACTAGTTTCAATTGATTAATGGCTAAATTATTTGGTTTTAAAATTGAGGATTCTGGGGAAGACAAATCTAAAAGAGTTGTCTCCCCAATTCCTCGTAATGACGAAGATAAGTCAGACTTTTATATTTCCAGCGGATTCTACGGACAGTATGTAGATATCGAAGGAGTATATAAAAGTGAGCATGACTTAGTGCGTCGATATCGTGAGATGTGCTTACATCCAGAGTGTGATAGTGCAATTGAAGATATTGTCAATGAGGCAATTGTCTCAGATTTAAATGATTGTCCAGTAGAAATAGAACTTTCAAATCTTCCTGCATCGGATAAATTAAAAGAAATTATCAGAGAAGAATTCAAAACTATTAAACAACTC